TTATGGTATATTTAGGATGGTCTAACGTTCCTTTTATCAATGATGGGATTTGATTATCCATATACTAAAGGTTTATTTCAAGTTCTTTGCCCGCCAAACACCAATAAATATTTTGTAGCTGATGAAGGAATTTGCATTGGGCGTTGGTTTCAGAGTTATACCTAAATGTTATTGACCCGTTTGTGATATTCAGTTCTACTCCAATTTCAGGATGTCCTAATTCGTCCGCATCAAACCTTATTCTATATTTCGATTCATATGTTCTTACAAACCCCGCCTTTTCAAGTATTTCGGGCGTAATGGGGATGGGATCAATATCATTGTTGGTTAACTGGACTTCTACGCCGTTCCTTTCGACTACTAAGATGCCATACTTGTTTAATGAAACAACTTCCCAATATAACTTTTGGTAAAAAACTAAAGCCCCTAAACTTAATTCATGTGTCTGTATCATATCATTTTTGTTTCTACAAATATATAAAAAGCCCCGTAAATTAATACAGGGCTTTCATTTTGATTGTACTTACTAATGCTTACTTTTCGGTCTTTGGCTTGGCTTCGGTCTTTGGCTGCGCATCCTGCCATGTTTCTTTTATGGCGTTATCGTTCTTGCCAAATGAGGCATAAACATGCTCTTTGGTTTTGATGTGCGCCAAAAAATCATCGGCACTTTTAAACCTTTTAAGCATGGCTTTGTTAATGCCCGTATTTGAATTGCCAGCCTTTACCTTTATTGCGTTTGTCTTTTTCATAACGTTATGGTCTTGTTATTACAATAGATTGTGCTGCTTCGTAGTATTCAATGCCCAGTGCTGCCAGTGCTGATACGCTTGCCAGTGTCAATACCATTGATTGCCCCGATGCAGGATAATAGGTATCCTTAGCATCTGCATCTATCAGTAGTATCTTTTGCTCATTCACCGTTACCACCGTTACTGAATCAATGGTTATCGCGTTACCCGTAGCCCTGTTGGTCAGTACGAATGCATCAGGATCGTTAAGCAGCGTTGGGTATGCATCAACCAGGTTCTCCGCACCGCAACACGCAGCAATACCCACTTGGAATGTACCAGTTGTAGGGTTGGTAAAGGCTATCAATGATAGATAAGCGTTCTGTACCTGTTCAAGGTCTGACAGGCTGAAATTAAGCTGTACACTCGAAGCATTGACGTTCAGCGATTGGAAGTTAGCGAACTCTAGCGCGAAATAGTAACGTGTTGGTTCTTCCTCGCTTGCCCACACCAAAGGCTCTATGTATATTTCCGAAAGACGGATAGGCTTAATGCCTGTTATCGTGCCGTTTACATCGGTTACATTTTCGCCCCATACTTTGCCGCCTGCATCCCATATCAGTACGCCAAAGTTGCCCTGTTGGTCGTTGTAGCCGCGGTATAGCTGATCCTGTACGCATTTGCTTAGCGTATGCTCCATCCTGAAACGGTTAACCACATCACGCGTTACTTTAGATGTGCCGTTGGGATAAGTAAACCTTTGTACGTCCTCTGATTGATTTTCGGACATGAAAGCAGGAACGAAAGACCCCCTTTCTGATGGTGTATCGTCTGTGAAAATGGCCTGAAACAGTGTACGCGCATTCAACAACTCCGTGGCAGTAAATACTTCGTTCAGCCTGTGGAACGAAACGCCTACTACCTTGCTTGGGTTATTGTTGCAGCTGCCTGTACCAAGATTTGATCCACCTGCGAAACAATCGGTAAAATTAATTGCTGCCATTATTTAATAATGTTTTTCTGTTAGTTAATGTTTTGTGGATAATAACACGCCTCGCTCAATGGTATTTCTAGCCCCTGTATGTCGATTGCATCAACTTGGTCGTTTAGCTTGTTGGCTGTATTTGTAGTGCCGTCTCCGAAATCCTCGCGCCCCCAGTATTTGCGCTCCGTGTAGTCGAACGTCATATTTGCCCTGTCAGAGATAACAAAGAATTGCCTGTTATTGGCTATGCCTTGTATTAATTTATCTGCAATAGGGCGTAATACGGGTTCAAATACTATATCTTCACGCTGCTCGGAACTGTAGGGCTTTTCCGTATGATGACAAACAATCAGCCTTACGGTCGCAGTGCTGTAGCCTCGCGGGTTAATGTTGTAGGTTATATCCTCTGGCAACCAAACCAACGGGAAACGCAGCTTTTTAGACGCGGGTTCTTGTGCCATTTCCTTTAAATGCTGGATTAGTTCCCATATGTGCCCATGATAGTAATTAACCGCCTGTATTTGGCTAGTATAGCCCGTAGCGGCGGTTTCTCTTTCCTGTAGGTACGCAATGAAATCATCCGATGATATTTTATCTACCACCTGCCTCATTGATTGCGTTACTGGATATTTTACTATCATATGCCTACTCTGTTACCGCCTCCGTTATGATAATAAAATGGGTTAATCCTATCATTCCATGTATTGAAATACCTATAGTAGGTAGCATAGCTGTAATACCATATGTTGGTATCAAATTCAGGGTACGTGTCTTTGTTCCTTTCAAGGAAATAGTACATATCCTGGTTAACCTTCACCATCTTACGCCATGCCAGCACCATCTTATCAACGGGGCTAACCCTAGTGGAGTTCTCCGCATTGCTTGTTACCGCACCAACACCCGATATTGTTTGAGCGTTGTTTTTGACATACTGGTAAAAAACATAGTCGGCAATTGGGCTAGTCTTTGTTGTACCATTAACCAGCCCTTGCCACCTATATGATTCACCGTTGTACTCGTATACCTTACCGTTTAGCAAGTCCTGAAACCTGCTATCTGATATGTTGGCTAAAAACAGTTGAGCGAAACTAACACCCATAACCCCGTCTAAGTATTCAGGCTCATACACATTTATTGAATCAGTAAGGGAGGCTATTATACTGCCCTTATCTGCGTTCTCAATCAATATATCCCTTACAAAATAGTCTGGTGTTATGAGTGCCATGTGTTATGCTTTATCTTCGTCCTCCAGGAACATCACGTATGAATTAAGAACGCCTGTACCCGTAGAGCTTAGTTGTACCCTGTAGTAAATAGCTTTACGATCAACCAAAGACCATGCAAAAGATTGGTCTGCAACATCTGTTAGCGTTGCTGCTGTTTGTCCCGGTACTGCTGCCCATTTAACGCCATCCAATGATATTTGCGGGGTGGCTGTGCCTGCCGCTGCACCTGATGCGCGGGTAATAGCTATTTGAATAGTAATGTTGCCGCTGTTACCGTTCCATTGTCCTGTATCAAACGTTTTGGTTTCGGTGTTCGTGTTTGTCGTAGTGCCTGTTAAGGGCGCACGTTTTAGTGTCGGGCTTGCCATTATTTACCTTCTTTAGATGGTTTTGAATTAGCGTTAGGGTCTTCGAGTGTAGCCATGCCGCTGTCTATCAGCTTTTGCACTACTGCACTGTGTACCTTGTACGCCTTACCTGTGCCCATTGGGCTTTTTGCAGTACCGTATACGGTTACTTCATCTTTAGGCAATACTTCGCCTTCTTTCATGCCTTCTTTAGGCTTTCTTTCTGCTTGTGACATAATTATGCTTGTGTTAATAGTGCTTTTACAACATCAAAATTGAATGATACGAATGAACCCGTATGAGCCGTAGCGATATAGTCGTGGAAGAACTTTTCAACGATAACGCGCATTTGGTTGTTATCGAAATCAGATACAACGCTGGTAACAGGGCTTGAACCCGTAACAGTCACACCGTAGCCGATGCGGATAGTCCATGCTTCATCACGTATTTTCCAAAGACCTGATTCACCAAGTATAGCAGTACCTACAGGTACATAGTTAGATGTTCTTACAGTAAAGCCCATCATGATGGTTTCTCCATCAGGGTTATACATTGGGATAGGAAGGAAGAATGAACCCTGTGTATTTTGCTGCAATGCGATACGCCACATATCCTGTGGGTTCAGTATCAACATATCCGGGTTAAAGTTCAGCGACTGTATTTGCGCTGCTACTGCGCCTATAGCGTGGTAGTCTGTAGGGTTAACGTATTGGCCATCCAATGCAGTGCCCGTGTAGCCTGCCGCATCTGCTAGCAGGTCGGTAGTCAGGATTGCTGAATAATCGCGCTCGCCTTTGTCCATGATAAGTTCGCGGATAATGCGGTATGCCTCTTTGTAGAATTTGGCAAACTCTTCCGTGATGATGTACTTAGCGGCTACTTTCTTTGCAGTAGATACGTTACGCACAATATCATAGGATACCAGCGGCTTAGTTGCGCCTTCTGCTACTATAGCAAATGCACCTTCTTCGTCACCTTCTTCAAGCCATGTCAGGTATTTATCTACCTCTGCAACAATGGTACGGTCTGCCATGTCGTACACATATTGGCGCGGCCTGCGTTTCTTTACGAATTCAAGCTGCGTGAATGATTCTAGTATGTCATCAGGCACGGCCGTGTTGTCTACCGTATTGCCTGTAGTCATAACAGCAGCAGCGCGAACATTCAATTTGATTTCTGCGCCATTTACTTTGTTGGTAAACAAACTACGAACGTTATCAACGTTTTTGTCAAGAAATTCCTGAATAACGTTAATGCGTTGATTCGTGTTTTGCGTACGCTGCTGTGACAGTTTCTCTACTTCACCCGCTACTTTAGTGATGCTTTCCTGAAACTTAGCAGGGTCAAAGCTGCGCAATGCATCAATAGGCATACCTTCCAGCACCTTGTTGATGATGCCTTTTACCTGGTCTTCGTTTTGAAAACCACGCGTTTGATTCTCTACCGTTTCTTTTACCTTAGCCAAAAGGGCTTTAGTTTCTTCACTTGGTTCGCCGTCTGTTTTATAAGCGGCGTTGACGAAGTTGATTAGCCCCGCCTGCCTGCTCTGAATCTTGGCAGCGCGTTTAGGGAATTGCAAATAACTACGTTTCATTGATAAAAATTAAAAGTTGTTGATAATGTATGATATGTCCACTCCCTGCGGCTTATCTATTTCGAGTGTGCGCTGCTCGGACGGCTCGAAGTTGGCAAGTGCTTTATGACGGGAAAAAAGTTGACGCGCTTCTAATTGCTTATTGCGCGGTAATGATTTTATAAAGTATTCGGTTTCGTCGTTCAGATAGTCCAAATCCTCTGCTGATCGTACAGTATAGGTAGTAAGCCCGCTGGGGATAGTCGCTACAGATAGCTCAAATAACTGGCATTCACGGACAATGATGGATTCTGTTGCTTCATCCCACTCCATTTTGTCCCATATGTAGTTGAAACCTTGAGAATAGTTGTTCAATGTACCGCTGCGCAACTGTATTAGGGTTTGCTCTGCTCTGTCAACGGCATCCAATGGCTTTGTGCGGAAGTAAAGACCCGTATCATCTTCTTTCAGTTCCTCGAACAGGGACAAAGGCTCATCCGTATTGTGGTTGTACAGAAACTTTATTTCATAACTGCTGCCTGATCCTGGGCCATGTTCACGGATTGATTTAGCAAATGCGCCCTTTACAAATATTTCGCCATGCAGGTTTCTTTCGCCCCATATTACCGCGTAACCTTCTACAATGCGCTGATCCAAAAGAGATTTGTCAAGCTCACCGCGTTCATTTACGCTCACATTGCTATAGCTTATCGCTCCTGCTCTGCGTTTTAGTTCCTGTATCTTTGGGTGTAGTGTCATACGCCAAAAAGAAAAACGCACTACATGCCACCTGAATGACACATAATGCGTTTATGTTTTAGTAGTTCCGTCATTGTTTTTCTTCGTGCATCTTCACACGTTTATTGTCGTTCTGCGGTTAGTGTGTTAGTGTTTGTGCAATCTGTTCCCTGCGTCTCGAAAGCACCACCCCAGATATAGACCCAATCAGTAGCCCGTCACACTATTATCTATATTAGCTCTGAACAACAAAGCAAATATAACAATTTATTTATTCGCGCAAACTATTTTGTTTAACTGTTATTATCAGCGTATTATCTGCAAAAGTTACATTATCCAACTCATAGAATGCCGTAGGCTTACCTTTCACTTCGTAAAATGGTCTTATGGTAAACAATCCCTTTAACTGTTCATCAGACATATTAGTAAAGTCTACTGGTTTCATAAATCATGTGTTTTGTGTGAATTTAGGAATTATTTTGTTGCGTATTAGTGCTTTCTTCCTGATTGTCTTGGCTGCTATTAGCCGCTACACTTTTCAAGTTCAATGCATTCTTAACCGTTTCTAGCTGCTCTGGTGTCATATCGAATATATACAGCCCGTATAACGGGTTGGTGCTTTCATCGGCTCCCGAAGCCACAAGACAGTCATTCAGTGTCTTTATGCCATTCTGCCATGCTAGTATATTCGTTGTAGTGTTAATCTTGTCTACATCCGCGCGCTCTTTCTTGTTCTCCTGTAGTATGTCCACATGGCTGAAATCTGCATTTATGTACTTCCTTTCAGCCTCCAGGTTAAAGAAATTGGTAAACGCTTCTGCGTACCGCTGTGCCATCGGGATAATAACATCAGAATAGAAAGACTTTAAGTCTGCATTGGCATTGCTGAATGTGCTTTGATCCTTAGTTGGTACTAAATGCCGTGGCACTCGTAATGCTGCATATATTGCCACTGCATCGGTTTGTGTTTCATCGAATGGCAATAAATCCTGTATGCTGCTACCAACTTGCAGGTAATTCATTGCCTGATTAGACACTGCATACAAACCGCGCCCATGTGTAACACCGTAGTTAGCCTGTAGGTCGGCAAGGAAATTAGCCTTTTCCGTAGATGTTAGCGGCACTGTACCATCTTCATCCGTCTTGGCTGAAACAAATATACCCTGTGGCCCTTGCTTAAAATAGATAGCCCCTCGGGCTGCATATACCAGCAAAAGATTCTTTATTGCCTTGCCTGCTCCGCTTAATGGGCTACGGGTTTTGCGTATGTCATTGCCGAATTGCAGGGATAACCTTACCAACGGCAACACCTTGTCAGGCTCAAAGTCACGCATTGCGCCGTTATCGGTCACACGGTATCTGCTCACAAAGTCTTTAACATCGGTTGCGGCGTAGGTATTTACGCCCTGCTTATGGTCAATAATGACATTTTGCGCAGGCAATACCCACCAGTTGACAGTTGAACGCCATTCATTAGGCAGTATAGCAGGTCGATTAGCATATATAAATGATTTACCCGTTAACAACTCATAGCACACAGCCATGTAAATGAAATCCTTAAATGGCTGTAGCGGGTTTGGATTGCTGAACAGGCGGTTAAATGCCGCATCCGTGTAGATTGTTTCATCATCATGCTTGCCGCCTGATTTGCGTACTTTGCGTAGCTCCCATATAGCATCGGACACCCGCGAAGCTATTTCATGCACGGGTGCAAATATTTCAGGCACACAATAAAACAGGTTAATGAAGTTCTGTTCGCCGTATGTACCATATAGAATATCGTCTATATAAGCCTCAATATCAAACCCGCGCCCTAGCATGGCAGGCGGCATGTCTGAATACTCCCATTGTGGCAGCCCATTGGAATCATATCCAGGTAAACCAGCATAAGGCGAAGGCCATCCCTTATCGTTAACAAATACCTTTTCTGGGAACGGATCGGGCGAACTGTAAGACCTGCCAAATATTTTAGGGAGCTTCATTTACTGAATTTGAATGCTAAAATAAGAAATATTTATCTACCCTTTTTGGAGTAAATTTTTACTGGGTCTACCGACCACAGAGAGCATTGTTCTAATGTTTCATTTGTTATTTCACGACCATAGTCGCGCCCTTCTACTATAATAAACTTTTCATTATCCCATATGTGCCAGCACGGCTCATCCCACCTATACATGTGCCGTATGCTTATCCAAAAGCTTTTAGCTTCTTCTGCGGAATCAAAATCTCTTACAAAGTCAATCATCCCACCATTTGGATAATGAGTGTCAGCAGCAAACAAAAAGAATCGTTTCATATTTGCGAAGATATAAATATTTATGTGTAGAACACATGTTCAAAGTTAGTGTTATAATACTTAGCTAGTTCTGCCAGCGAATCAGGCGCGTCCTCGTGCTGCACTTTGCCCACTTTAAGATACGATGTTAATTGCTGCATAAACTTAAAGTATTCGGGTATTTGCTTGTAATCTTTACGGAAAACAAAGTGGTTACGAATAAAAGCAGCCTGTGCTAATATACGGGTATGCTTATTCTGTGTATTGGATATTATGCGTATTTCGCAATCGCTGTTCTTGTCTTGTACACCTGCACGTATCTGCTTGCAAAATATTTTCCATGCGCTATTACCCTCGGCTCGGGTATGATTGATTTTGTTGCGTAGTATCATATCAATGCAGCGCGGCAAATTCAAATCTGTACCATCCTTGTTAAATATAACCTCGGGCACATAAATCTTATTGCCTGCCAGATACCCGTATGGTGCTGCCAAATCATCGCCGCCCTCGTCCGCTGGGTCAATTGCAGCCGCCTTAAATTCAGGTTCGGGGAATCGCTCAAAGTCCATGAACGTTAGTTCTTCCTCGGGGAATAGTAGACCTTCTTTAGGCTTAGGATTCTGCTGGTACTGGGTTTCAAATACAGTCGGGTTTACCTCTTTCAGCTTATGCAGTTCTTCTACAGTATGTTTAAAAGGCCATAAGGCTTTCATTTCTCCACCTTCTACATACAGGCAGGGCAATGATATTACCTCCCATTCGTCAGGTTCTATCTCTTGCAGGTACCCCGTTAAATCCATCGGGTGTAGCCGCTGCATAATGATGATTATAGGAGTATGCCTGCTGTTAACCCTGTTCCTTACCGTAGAATCAAACCTATAATTTACCCTGTTGCGTATAGTTTCGCTGTCTGCGTCCTCGGGCTTAATCGGGTCATCTATGATTATTGCCCCGCCAAAACGGTACTTTATATCTAAAATATGCTCTTCGGAATAATGCCCGTCTATTGAGGCTAAGAATTCATCTAAATCATCATCTGGATCATCTACGGCACCAGCACCGAAACCCGTAACGCTACCACCCGCTGAACGCGCCAACACGCCGCCGCCTGCTGTGGTGTACCACTTTTCTTTTGCCTTGCTGGATTTCTTTATCTGTACTTCGGGGAATAGCATTTGATAATCAGCCGATTGGCAAAGGTCTTTTACCGTTTCGCTGTTATCTAGTGCCAAACTGTCAGAGTAAGATAGATGGATAAATTTAGCCGATGGATTCAGGGCTAACCCGTTACTTATGAAGTTCTTAACGGCTATCTCTGTCTTTGAATACCTGGGAGCAACATTGATGATTAGCCGTCTGCATTTGCCCAATAACACCCTTTCTAATGCTTCGGTTATTACCTCATGGTGGGTATTAACTACGAATTTTCGGTTATACTGTTTCTTAAAGAAATAGCGCGTATGAAATAGCAACTCCTTTTGGCACTTCACACGCGCTACCTTAGCGGTCTTTATTTCATCCTCGGTTATTATCATACTTCACCTTCCAATGCATCAGATATATCTTTGGCTTCTTCTCGGGTTACAGATACGTTAATATTCTGTGTACCTACCACTTCCTGCTTCTCCCTCCACTTAT